GCCAACGCTATCGGTGGTAAATTTACCACTCGTGTTGATATTGAGAGTAGTTATCTGGTTCCAAACTCGGACTTTCGTATTTGTTATTCTCCTAGTGGAGGATCTTTTCGTGATATCCGAGAATATTTACCAACTGGTAAGATTGTGGATCATCCATTCCGAATGTTTTGGAGATACAAGAGTGGAGATCTTCTTAAAGCTCAAGGATATGCTATTGCCAAAGAAACTGGAACTAAGCGTACTAGTTTCTGGGGTGGAGAATATTCTAAACTGTCCATCAATACTTTTGGTGGATTGTGTGGGGCTTTATTGGTATCTGATACAAAGGATACCATTTTGACAGGATTCCATTTGGGGGGAAAGGAAGGAACAAATAGAGGATGCTTTGGTTCAATCACACAAGATGAGGTTTCCAAAGCTGTTGAGTTTCTTCAAAATATCCCAGGAGTCCTTTTATCTGGCGAAGCAGGAGATTTTGATCCTCAAGTGAACGGTGAAAGCCTTTTGAGCGAGGACAAATTGCACCATAAGAGTCCAGTGAATTATTTGCCAGAAGATTCACAATTTGAATATTATGGATCGTGTATAGGTGCATCCACCTCACGCAGTGATGTGCGTGAAACCCCCATTTCTAAAGATATTGAGAATATTTGCGGTATTCCTAATATCTGGGGTAAACCCAAAATGAAGCCTGAATGGTACGGGTGGCAAAAGGCGTTAGCCAATTCCAGTAATCCAGCAGAACCTGTTCCTCACGCTTTATTGAGGGTATCCGTGATGGATTATGAGAGACCAATTCTTGAATTGGTGGATAATAATCCATTTTGGCAGAAAGAGACACCATTGAGCGATCTGGATAATCTTAATGGACGTGTCGGCCAGAAATTCATTGATGCTATTAATCTGAATACTTCAATGGGTATTGGTTATAAGGGTGTGAAGCGTGATTATATCATTGAATTACCACCTACTAATGAGAGACCATCACACAGAGTCTTTGTTGATGAAATTATGAATCGAATCAATAAGTGTGAAGAGGTCTACGCTATGGGTAAGCGAAATCATTTTGTAGCAAAAGCTTGTAAGAAAGATGAAATTCTTCCCGTAGCTAAGGAAAAGTGTAGAATTTTTTATGCTAATCCTATTGAACTCACTTCGCTAGTAAGAAAATATTTTTTACCAGTCATTCGCCTATTACAGGTGAATCCCCTGCTGTCTGAGTGTGCTGTTGGCATTAATTGTCACAGTCCAGAGTGGCAACAGTTTCATGACTTTGCGACTAAGTATGGTCATGATACTATCATTGGTGGTGATTATGGTAAATATGATCAAAAATTGCCATCACAAAAGATTTTGGCTGCCTTGTCCATTCTTATTGACATCGCCAGCCGTATGTCCTATAGTAATAGGGACATTAAAATCATGAGAGCTATGGCAGGTGACATTGCTTATGCCCTCATAGCCTACAATGGAGACCTTATGGGCATCCAAAGTGGCACCCATATTAGTGGTAATTCGTTGACGGTTATCATTAATGGAATTTGTGGAAGTCTAAACTTGAGA